ATCGTCAAGGTAGGTTACAATTTCTTCGACCGGGACAAACCCGATTTTGTATTCGTCATCAAGAGTATAAGAACCATTCTCAACAAAGATTTCTCGGGTATCATCTTCATTAATCTGAATGAATCCACCTGTTGAGTAAACGATACCTGTATTGATAGTGGCTTTGAGCGCAACACCAACACCAGTTACACCACCACCAGCGGGTAATGCTTCATAATGAGTGACTAATGCTTCATCACCATAATTAACAGTTTCAAAGTGGTCTCCGGCTATCCATGTACCACCGCGCACCAAAAGGTGAATGCGAGTATCAGACCCTACAGTATCAACGGCCACAACCTCTGCCAAAGCCCCTGAAGCGGGTACTTCGTTCTGGATAATATGTCTACCAACCAAAGATTGCACATCACCGATTACATCAGTGGTACCAAAGTCTACCAGTTGGCTTGTAGGTATGGTAAGATGAGGATTTTTCTTTAATGCGACTTCACCACCCAGCACAGAACTACCATCTTTAAAGATATGATTCCCAAATCGGGTGATTTGGTCTTGTAAGATAGTCTGAGCCTGAGTTAATTCCCGCGCCTGTACCGCACGCGAGGGATTAAATAAGATACGAAGGAAGTTCTTTTCCTTGTCAAAATCATCATAATATGGAGCTTCGTTTGTACTTTCTTTGGTGTATGCCATTATATTTCCTTAAAATTCTAATATAGCGAATACTGTTTCGGTTTGCGCGGCTTGACGAATAATAGGTGGTCTGTGGTCAAGCATCATTACAACTCCAACCGGTTGGTCTGCAAAATCAACATCGAAATCGGTATTGTCACCATAAGTTACACTTACTTGGCTACTGCCAGAGTCCACCGGGTTGAATAACACTGCCACCTTTCTATATGTAGTGTTCGCAATTTTACCACCTGTGGTAGCAGAATCAGGAATCTGTCTGCGAATCAATGCTCGGGTTGCACCCAGTTTTAATTGTGTTGCGTACACGTTTTCCACCGGCATCCAGTTGGTAGTCAGCAGATTGGTGAAAGAGGTCAGGTCATAAAGGACTGTCCACTCATAGCCATCAGCAGTTGTCTGAGCACCACTGGTTGTGGTAGGCTCTGTGGTGGTCACTGTGGTACTGACAAATCCTATGTCAAAGGTAGCGTCTATTCCACTTATTGATGCTGTACCAACCACGGGATTGGAGGGAAGTACAGAATAATCACCAGCGGTTGTGATACTTGCTGCGGTAATTGACCCAGAACCATCAACAGCACTAACAGTGATTACAGCAGCCGTTGCAAAAGTACCACCCGTCACCGTGATAGTTTCTGCAACAGCATACCCAGTACCAGCGTCTGCCACTGTTACACTATTAGCTTGAGCGTTCCCCGGAGCGATTGTACATTCATACACGTAATTATTAGATGCTAGAATATAGAATGGCTGGATATAGGCATCAGCACTGCCATTATCAAAAGTACCGTAATTGGCACTGGAAGCCCATAAGCGTTTGGGTACCACTAACATGGTGTCAGCCACCGCAATTTTTGCTATACCGAACAATTCTCCCCAGAATGAAGAGGCTTCGTCGATGGTGTCTCTAGGGGTATCAGGGTTATTCTCATCACCCCAAGCAGTTGTACCGGATAGACCCATGTACACGTCATTATTACCGGTATCATCAACATCATTGACAAATGCCACGGCAGCGCGTACTCGGTTTGAATTTTTTATGATTGAAGTCATGTTTTTCCCTATGTCTCTTTAATGTATTTATGCTATTATTATTTCAAATGAATCCTTATAAATGAAGGATGCACCCGGTATTAAGTCAAAATCTCCCACCCGGATAGTGTTAAAGGTGGAAAGTTCGTTCCAGCTACTGTTTACCAGCGTGTTTTCTCTATTGATTTCTACGTATCGGTATGTTATACCTACCGAAGAATACGCGGTGACAGATTCCAGAGCATATTCTTGTGTGCCGGTACCCATGGAAGCAGCACCGCTAATTTCAAATCCTATATCCCATTCAAAATTATCATTGGCAACCTTCAAATCCAGCGGGTCACCAACACCAATAAACGATTCGTCGGGGAATTTTACCTCACCAAACATGATGTAGCCTGCCGGGTGAACATTATCCTTTATTATCGTTTCATATTTATCCTTGGTTATATCGCTCTGTAGGACGTATGAGTATTCCTGATAATAGTAATTGTCTCTCAGATACATATCAGCAGACAAAAAGCCTCTGGTATCAGCCCACAAAGGGTCATCGGTCTCAGAAGTGGTCAGAAACAAGAATGGGTATATCTCATCTTCCTTGACAATGGCCACACCATCCCATATAACCTTCTGCGAAGCCCCCAGAGCACTTACCAGACTAATATAGAGTGGTTGTGTCAGACTGAAACTTGGTATGGTTACAAAGCCTCTCTCGGGGTACGATTCCGGTAAGGTAACAGTCTCTTCCAGAATATCTCCCAAACCGGGAGCAGTACCAACTCGGATAAACACAGAGGTACCATCACTGGAATGAATCGAGTATCTCAGATGATAAATTCCACTGGTACTAATATCCAATTCCTGATATATGTATCTCTCTGATGGGGATGTTGCCGGTTGTTCCACGACAAACCTACCATCTTGAACATAGAAGAAATCATCAGTTTCTGAGTTGAACCATCCCGATTCCAGAGCAGAGAAACTTCCGTTGTAAACCTCATTCTGGCCGACAATGAGCAATTCCCCGGTCTCAAAAATTCCTTCTCGCTCAGAAATTTCTACATATTCTTCAGGATTCCCCAGATAATCTCTCAACTGAAGATTGGTCACATAGGCTTCGGCACCAGAGCGGGTACCTATAATATGCTGGCCAACCATTAAAGACATGTTGAATACGCTGGCATTCTTCTCTGCCGGGATATTCGCATCGACATCTTCATATAAATGGAACTCAGGGGTATACCAGATACCATCAGAACACTTTAATATATGGAACTTGGGGTAAAAGAACTGGACATCCGTGTGGAAAATAGTGTTAAACAAGAACCGGAAACTGTCTTCAGTACCCTTGCTCTTGTAGAAGTCTCTAATATTCTTAACGAGTAATGCCACATCGTCTGCAATGACAATGGGGAAAGTCTTGGCAAATTCTTCCTTGAACAGATATTCAAAATCTGATAAGGTGTCATCAACATCGTTGTAATTGAGGAGGTTGGCCACAATGTCGTATTCACCCTTTTGACGTTCTATATACTGCAAGAACATTTTGATGAATTTGGCGAACTGCGGATAGTCCTCTATCACAAATGGTGGTAGAAGTCTACCGGCCAGTAGCGATATTTTTTTGCTTTCGTCTATCATTTGGTAATCGGTTCCATTGTTATGGCCACGGTACCCAGCACAATAACATTATTCAATGATACCTTCACATTCAATCCCACGGGGACACAGTTGATATAGATTCGGTTTTCTTGTACCAATGGCTCGGCATTAAAGCCCAATAGGGTTATGTTTCCATTGGCATAATCAATTATACCCACCTTCAGTTTGAACTTAACATCGTTCACATACAGGTCAATATTCCCCTCACCGTCATCCTTTAATTGTGATTGGCTATTGGCAGCATTGGTCCAGTAGATACTCTCAACGGTACCCGGCTCAACAGCATTGATGAAATTGATATAAAATGTTCCAGCACCACCAGTGTTCGGGATGAAATATTTACTCATCTCCACAAAGGTCTCGTTGCTCACAATCGAATCTTCAGAAGCATCCACATCGGTCATCAGGTTAGAATACTTAAACGAAGCCTCGTAATCAAATACTGTGTCCTCAAAGAAGTCTGTGATGGTGGTGTTCACAGCCGATACTAATTGATTGGTGTTCAGAGTGGTCTGGTCTTTGTTGTAATACACCGTGGTGGTCAGATTAATGGCAATGTAGTCCGGGTCAACAATCTCCGGTAAGATACCCACTACCCCAAATTTCGATAAGATGTTCCGTTCTATATCGGTTTTCGTTGTGGCTGAAACATTTTCGCCAGTCTTGGGTTTAATGGAAATGAATACGGTACCATACTCAGGAGGGATATTATCTTCCCCTCCCCACGCATTGATAGCCTGAACATTGTTATAATTGCTCAGGACAGCCGTTTTGTAGTCTTCCAGAGCCACCACCCGGTTCTGTCTTTGGTAATCCAAAGGTGCCAGATGTTTAATTGAAGCGATGTCTTCCGGGTCAGTACCATCATATGACTTGACAACATCAGAAATTGTGATAGCATTTCTCAGTACGATTTCAGTGTCACCAAGGAACACGTCACCAATTAATGAGAATTGGGATAAGAAATTACCTTCAACCCCTTTATTGATGAGGAATTCCACGTCGATTACATCACCATCGGCCAGTGCTTTACCCAAGGTGTCGTTACCAAAGTACAATTCGATTTTACCTTCTTCCACTTCGGAGATAAAGTACACCTCTGAGCTGGGGGTAATCTCCACAAAGTCAACAGAGGGGTTCCATTTGATACCATTGATTTTCACAATCATGTGGTCGGTACTTACACCGTCCTGTTCAATGGTGTAACGTAAGCCATCAGCGGCTGTCCATTGCTGTTTAACAAACTGTCCTTGTACTACGTGAGCAATACCGGTATAAGCCAGCGGGTCACCCTCATAGAAATAATTGTCATCATACATCACGAAAGGTAACGATTTTTGGTCAGCAGTGGCAGCAAGGAACTTTGTCCCGCGCGGGAACACCACCACACCAGAAAGATTATTGATAGGGGTATGATTAAAAGCCAGATTAAATTCTGACAGCGCACCGGTGGATTGAGTAGGAATATAACCTATCTCTTTGGCTTTGGATACAACAGACTTTCTCAGGATAGCCGTATCCAGAAAGGATTCGTTCAGTGCTAGGTTAGCATACATCCCGGTATAGTGCACGGTATACGCCAGAGCATCCATTAAAGTGTTCATGGCAGAACCTTCAAAATCGTAATCGGCAAACGTCCCGTCTGGGTGGTTCGTCATGAATTCGATTAGATTCTGTTTGATTTCTTCAAAGTCTAGGTCTAAGACCTCTAATTGTTTAGCCATTTATCGTACCCTGTTAAGCAAAAAGTCTATTGTTACGGATTCCAGTAAGCCCCGGACATCCAAATATAT